GCAACTGTTTTTGAGACGTTGTAAGTTAAAGTAAATATTTTTTTTCTTTTATTTGTTGGTAGGCCAAATACAAGCCTTTGTCCATATCCATCCCCAAATTTTATTTGATTGAAATTTTGTTCAACTGTAACTGCATCATTGAATGCAGGCTTGACGTTTAATGAATCCCAGTTAGCCATTAACTTAATAAACCTCCAACTCTTTTTTGCTTAATTAATTCAGATTGAATTGCAACGGCAATTTGTTCACCAAGTTCATTACCTTTTTGATCTGAACCAGAAACCGCTGTACCACTTGCGTCAACGTTTACATTTATATTAACAGAACCACCAAGCTGGTTATTTGGCGTAATATTGCCCGAACCCCTTGGCGTGAATAGTTCTGGACCACGCTCCCCAACAATATATGATTTACCCCCAGATACTGGACCTCCTTGTGCCTTTTTACCAAAAATTCCGCCTAATACGCCTCCTAACAAACCTTTATTTTTACCACCATCACCAAATACAGCGTCACCTATTCCACTAAATAAACCAGATAAAGCTCTATCCATTAATTTATTTTTTAAATTATTTAAAACGTTACTCATTGCCTGACCAAAGCTTTGTGTGCCATTTATTGCACCTCTTATATTTTCAACTAATCCTTGTTCTAAAGTATCGCCAAGCTCCTTAGAAATATTTACTTGTTCTTTTACTTTTGAATTAAGTATTTCCTGTCTATCAATTTGATAGTCTTTTAATAATAATTTACTTTTTTCTAAACGCAAACCTTCATCTTCAATGCCCATTGCTTCTTCCATTTTATTTTGAAATTCAAATTGTCTTTCCAATAATTGTCTGTCAATATCATTTTCTTGTTGTTTTATTTGTATTCTTTGTTTTAAAATTTTTATTGTATTTGCAGCTTTTTCGTCTTTTGAACCAGCTTTAAAAGTTCGTTCCTCTTGTTTTATATCAGGCCCAGCGATAGCTTTACCACTGGCAGTATCGTAAGTGTACTCACCAACTTTGTAAGTTTTATTTTTTTCCATTATTTCATTTAATTCTTGTTGAGACTTTTTGCGTTTTTCTAACATATCCAACTCTTCTTGTAGTTGTGCAATTTGCTGATAACCTATTGACGCACCACGTTTTTGGTTTTGTAATTTTGCCTCTAATGCTTCAATTTCAGCTTCTTTTATTTTCATAAGTGCATCTACTTGGTCAACACTTCCTTCCTCAATTACTTGTGTTAATTTTCTTTGTTCTTCAGCTTGTTTTTTATAAAAACCGATAATACCAGTAATTGCTAAACCTACTGCAGCAAAAGCTGCCACAACAGGACCAGCAAGCAAAACTTTTAAAATAACAAATTTTTTAGTTAATACTGCAACTGTTACGGACATTGCTTTTAATATGGGCATTAATATTGTTGCACCAGAAATAACAGCAGTAATACCAGCAGCAACAGAAATAAATTCTGGTGGTAAAACACTAATTACTTTTGCCGTTATAGTTAAAACTTCCGTCAAGGCTTTGGCTGCTGGTAGCAATGCAGAACCAACTGCAATTTGTAAATTTTCAACTTCGTTTTGTAAATTTTTAAATACTTGCGTTGGGTCGTTTTCTAATATTTTTTTAAGGTCATCTGCTCCACTTGCACCAAGTTTCCTTAAAGCACGTATTACAACATCACTTGTAAGTTTGCCTTGTGCAGCAAGCTCTTTTAACTCGCCAGTTGAAACGTTTAGTTCTTCAGCGAGTGGTTTTAAAATTAATGGTACTTGTTCAGATACACTTCTAAATTCATCCCCAGCTAAACGCCCAGAACCAAGTGCTTGTGCTAACTGCCTAAAAGCGTTTGATGCTTCTTGTGCAGATGCACCACCAAGTTTTGCTGCAGTATTAAAACCAATAAATGTTGTTTCTATGTCTGCCAAACTAACTCCTAAAGGCTTTAATCTTGCAGTTATATTTGTTACGCCATCAAGTGCCTCTGTTGCACTCATGCCAAATAATTTTTGCCCTCTAGTTGCAATTTTTTGTGCATCACTAAACTCTCCTGTTGCTTCCGTTAATAGTTTTAAACGTAACTCTAATTTTTGAAAATTTGCTGCAGTGTTTATTGAACGCCTACCAACTTCCAATAGGGCAGCAGCAGTTAATGTTTTTGCAAGTCCATTAAATCTTTTTGTTAAACCACCAGCCCTTTTATCTAACTTAGTAAATTCACGTGCAGACTTATTTGCTTGGTTATTGATTGCTTTAAGCTTATTACTTGCCTTATCAACGACATCAATAACAACACTTGCAAAAGCCATAAATTGGTTTTTTTATTAGTT